CCGCAGAGATGATATCCGAAATAATGTAAGAATTGCACTCGAATGTAGAATCTACAGTGTAACGCTCTGAAAAGTGTACTGAATTGAGACAAATGCACAGAATGGCACAAAAGAGATAGAACTAAAGATATAGAGAGGGTAGATAATTAGGATATGAACTATTAGAGAGGTACTAGGGTACTAGCTGGAATAGAGCGTTGAACTGAACGAATCCTAACGCGTCCTAGAGGTATCCTAGAGCAAGTCTCGACGGACTAGGACTGCTGAATATCGTTTGAATTGAATGTTTGTTCTATCTATCGGCAGACTAGCTAGTAAAAGTGATTGAAGCAATCGATTGAAGCGGATGATTAAAACGATGATTAGAACGAATGGTCAAATTGGCAAGGTTGAACGATTGGAAGCGAGTCCATACCAAGACAGCCGGATTCTGTCTGCTCGCGTCCTGAGTCATCCTGAACGGTTCTAGGGCATGTTGAAAAGCTGTTGAAATGCTGTGGATAAGCTGTTGAAAACCTGTGTGTTTAAAATGAGCGTTTGATTAGTTATCTATATGTTTGATGATATATGATATCATGTATATGTTTGATGGTATACTATTAGATATATATGGTATGGGGTAGGCACCCTCTGATAGAGTCTCATAATCGGAAACCGGGGGGAATATTGATCACTCTCTATTGATTCACAAATAGAAACCTCTCCCTTAGAAAACACCCTCCCTAAAAGATGGATTAAACGAAATGAAGAAAATCGTTCTAGAAAATTTAAATATGAAACTTCCCGAAGATTTCTGACTCCGAACATTCCGGAATTAAATATATCCGGTGAATATTTAAAGATTCATTAGACTTTCTTAGCTTATGGGACTTGACAAAAAATGAGAACCCTGTATAATAAGGATACCCGAGAGGGATACTTTAAAGTTATCATTTAGGGGAATCTATTATGTTATTAGATAATAAAGGAATTGAGACTCGACTTAATTCCTCGCACAATTTGATGAATCGTTTGAAGAGTATTTCGAGGAAGAAGTCTAATCTTATTTCTGTTCCGAAAAGAAATAATGAATCTGATTCTGAATCTGATGCTGAAGATACTAACCAGTTTCAAGAAGATACTAAGTCAGCCGTTTTCGACGCGAATTCTAATGGTCTCTCAGCAGACACTCTGATTGAAGATCTCGACTTCAAACTTCAACGAGGAAGCATGAAGCGGAAAGCCGTTAATGTTTTATCGAATACTCTCGATGCATTAGCGGCTAACATCCATGATATCGATAGACCAGCTACTCTCAGTAAGATTGCTACTGATATGAGTAAGATTGTCTACAATCTAGATGAAGATGCTAGATCCGCTCAGAACAATCCTCAGAGTCAGCAAGTGATTATCTATCGTCCTATCATGCAGACGGAGAATCACTTCGATTCTATTAATTTGCAGGAGTGATTTCATTCGAGCGAAGCCAGCGGCTATCTTAGCTAGACTCACTCATCTCGTTACTTACAAGGAGAATCAAATGTTACCAGTAATCCCCTCACAAAGCGTCTTTAGTCCAGTTCTTTACAATTCAACTCCCGTTACTTTAAGTGAGGAGCAATTGAATTGGATTAGAGAAGTCCTAGAAATCACATCTTCAGATTCACAGTTTGCTGATAAAGCTTTTAGAGCTATCAAGTTTATCCTCACTACTGAATCTGTTGTTGCTCCTGTTCTTTCTAGTTTGAGTCCAGCTTCAGCCGTTCTCGGTACAGCTTCATTCACATTACATGTAACTGGAGAAAATTTCACTCCTGAATCTGTCATCATCTGGAATGGTTCCACTGAACCAACTACATTTGTTAGTCCAACAGAATTAACAACTGAAGTAGATATGACAACGGCTGTAGTAGCGGCTGAGATTCCAGTTGAAGTTCTTTCTATTGATGGTGTGATGTCTAATGTTATGACATTCACTCTGACTGAAGTTCTAGCATTAACGGCTAAGAAAACTTCTCCAACTCCTCAGTCTAAAGATTTTGGTTCTTCTTCTCTTGCTAATTCTCCAATTCACAAGAAGTAAGAAATGCCGACTCAATTATTGAACCTCGGAACTACACCAATCACTCAGAATACAATCTATGCTCTCCCTGCAAGGAGAGCGATTCTATTCAGTGATGCTACTACTCCAACATTTCAATTATCCAATACAGAAGCATTCACAGCTAGTGTAGCCGTTACCTTAACTAATGGTCAAGCTGAAGCGAATGGTGGATTCATCCGCTGTACTTCTGCTACTCCTGGTTCTATAACCCTTAAACCTTTCTGATTCTTGTGCCTTATTCAAAGGAAGGAATTTGGAAGCCAAACAATCCAAAGCAAGTCCAATTCCTGTCTATTCCCATTTCTATCAAGGAAGCATTCTTTGGGGGTGGAGCTGGGTCTGGTAAATCTGAATTGTTATTAATGTATGCCGTAGTTAACGGCTGGCATGCGATTCAAGGATTTAAGCAAGTATTCATGCGTAGGAAATTCCCAGAGATACGACATGAAATTGTTCCACGATCTAAACAACTCTATACTCCATTAGGTGCAAAGTTTAACAAGTCAGATATGGCTTGGACATTTCCAAGAGAAGATCAATATGGATCAGGATTCCAACCAGATGGAGGAATCATCTTCTTCGGACATTGTGAAAACGAAGATGATGTTCATGGGTGGGATGGAACAGAGATCAATCTATTCACTCCTGATGAGCTTACCTCGTTCACAGAATATCAATATCTTTATATTGGATTCACCCGTGTTAGAACAGGAAGCAGAGATTTACCAGCGATTATTCGTAGCTCGGGAATGCCCGGTAATATTGGGCATACTTTCGTAAAGAAAAGGTTTGTAGATCCGGCTCCTCTAGGTGGGAAAATACTTATTGGTAAAGGAAACAACAAAAGATTCTTTGTTCATTCAACTTATCTAGATAATATCGATGGTGACCCAAATTATGGAACTTCTCTAGAAGCTCTCCCTGAAGCAGAGAAGAGAGCTAAGAAATACGGAGATTGGTCATCATTCGAAGGATCTGTATTTGAGGAATTAAGAACTAGAAAGTATCCTGATGAACCAGAGAATGCTATTCATGTAGTTGAGCCATTTCAAATCCCATCTCATTGGCCGAAGATAGTAGCAATGGATTGGGGATTCTCTGCTATGTGTTCAATTGGTTGGGCCGCTATTTCTCCTTCAAAACGAGTTTATGTTTATCGTCATCAAACATTTACTCGAATGAAGATTGAAGAATGGACGGCTGAAGTTAAACATTATGTTGATACAGATCATCCCATTGATGTTGTTATCTGTCATTCTGCTAATCAGCATAGAGGTGAGCCTCATACTATTCTTGAACAGGTTTCTGAAGCATTAGGACAACCTGTAAGAATAGCTGAGAAAGATCGAATTGGTGGTAAGTTATTACTTCATGAATACTTAAGATGGAAGCAAAAGGATACGGCTCCACCTGAATCTATTGGAACTTATTCTGATGAATTAGCTCAATGGATTCGTAGGAATAAAGGTGAAGCTCAATATCTTAAGTATGTCCAGTCTTTCCAGTTAATTAGGAACGATGAAGTTAACATCCCCAAATTACAGTTCTTCAATGAACCAGATGTACAACAAGTTTGGGAAGTTCTCAAAGCATGTAACTATGCCAAGAGTGATAAGACTGGTAAGAAGAAAGAAGATGTAGCCGAATTTGAAGGTGATGATCCTTATGATATGCTGCGTATGTTAGTATACGCTGCGGATAGACATTTCGATGATGCTGGATTATCACAGAAGAAAGTTGATGATAAAGAGAATGCTCTATCTCTATTTAAAGAGACAGGAGATCTTACAGCTTTCTATCGTAACATGCGTCAGTTAGAGAGTAATTATAATGTGGATAAGCCGATTAAAAGATTCCATCGCAGAATCGCTAATCGCGGATCTTTATCGTTCGATTCTAGAGTCGGCAATTAGATTCTTTGATCGGAGATTCAGAGATGATTCTCAGATTGAATACTTTAAGAATCTAATCGAAAGAGAAAGAATTGAAAGATCTAAGTTATTAGATAAACTTCTTGAAACGAAAACGGCTGACTTAGCTTCTGAA